AAACAGTGTTGCTGGTTGCGGTTGCGGTTGAAGTCGCGCCGGTAGCAGCATTTGTCACTGTGAAAGTTGTGCTCGAAGGCGTTGAAGCAATCGTGGCATTAACCAAGTTGTAAGCAGAGGTGGTTGCACCCGTAATAGTGACAAGAGCGCCAACAACGTAGTTGTGAGCGGTTGCAGTCGTATAGGTGACAGTTGTTCCATTACCTGAAATGGCTGTAACTGAAGCGACAGGGTTGCTCCAAGTTGGTGCCACACGAGCATAGGAACCGCCAGAAATCTCTGATGCACCTGTAGCACCTGGATCACTTGAGTGAAGTGAGAGATATAGCCAGTTAGTTGTGACGATACTCTGCCCAGCGGCGAGTGCCGAGATTCTTGCCATGATTGCTCCTTAGGGGAAGTGTGAAAAGTTTTATTCTGTTGCTACTGCGGGTGTTTCTGGGTTGACGTCTGCGGTCTCAACGACTGCATCTGGAACGGTTGTTTCCTCAGCTGTGACATCTTTGGTCTGAACTTCAGATACAACAGTTGAAGTTCCAATCACATCTGTGGTGATTTCCTTACCTGCTTCAAATTCCTCTTTGGTAAGACCAGTGAGTTCCTCGAAGTTGTCTGCGAATGCTGTTGCCATGAGTGCTCCTTAAAGCGAAAAGGAGAACCGCCCCACTTATGAGGCGAGGCGGTTCAACTACGGGATTGGTTATGCAGTGCGAACGATTCCGAAAGCACCTGGACGATAGATAGCAAGTGCAAGACGCTCGTCAGCACGGACTGTTACCAGACCGTTCTGGAAGTCATCCACGTTGCTATTTGTCATCTCGATAGTGATGCCTTGCTTGCGGAAAATCTGAGCCGCAGTGTCAAATGCACCAACGAGAATCTTGCCGACTGGAACTGCAGGTGTGATAACAACCTTCACGCCCCAGATTGCATCAACGTTTGAATATCCGCCGTTGCCATAAGCACCGGTGAATGGACCACCTGAGTAGTACTGACCCATTGAATCCTTGCGGAGACGAATTACAGCCCAGTCAGTTGGGTTAACGAGAATTGCATTTGGCTCAAGCCATGCGGTTGTACGGATGTAGTTGATCATCTGGAAAATCGCATCAACATCGGTTGTTGTTGAGGACGAATATCCATTTGCGTTGATCGTGGTTGCAAGACCAGAAGCGTTCAAGACACCAGGGATAGAAGGTGCGCCAGCGCCAGAGAGAAGTTCTGTCTGCTCCTTCTGTTGAATTCCAAGTACCAAACGTGAGTTCAAGAATGAAACCAATGCAGGTGCATCTTGGATCATCTCGTCTGTGATCTTGAGGAAGTGAGACAACTTTCCAACTTGTGCATTCACGCGAGCGAATGTGTCGTCGGATTGTGGCTTGACAGTTCCTTCAGCATCGCCAGCGGCGTTGTTCTGGAACGCAGTTTCCTTGAGGTATGAGATGACTGGAGATTCAGCAACACCTTGAGCAAAGAGTTCTGCAACGTTGAGAGTTGGGAACTTGATATCGACAACTCCTGGCAAGAACTGAGGTGTAACTCCAGCGCCACCAAGACCGGTCAAGAATGAGCCAGTGATAGACGAACCTTCATTGATGGTGTTGACAGTCTTGAGTTCAACAGCAGAGGTGAACGTCTTGCCGGCAGATGCCTTAGCGGCCTTGTAGCCAGCAGACTCCAAGAATTGCTCCGCCATTGACTTGATCTTGGTCTCGTTGGCCTCAAGAGCCTTCTCGTCAAGATTAGATCCGCCCTCGGTGAGGCGCTTGATCTGTGCGTCGAGTGCAAGCACATCGCTTGCTGACTTCATGTCTACCTCGATTTGATCGAGGAATGACTTCTTTTCATTGTTGGGAATGGTCGAATCGGTGGCAACTGCCTTTGCCTTTTCAGCCAATGAGCCCAACGCATTCTTTGCTTCTAAAACGTTCATGCGTATTCCTTTCGGGAACGACAAATAGACCGACAGCCCTACGGGCTTCGGTTATTTGGTTGGGGTGGGGTTTAGTGAGAGTTCAGAATGGCTTCTGCTGTGATAGCAATAGCCTTTGCACGAACACTGACTGCATCATCATCATCGGCGGTCGAGACGGCGGCGGCGGATTTCTCGGCGGCGGCGGTTTCAACGGCGGTTGTCGTCAGATTTGGGTCGATGTCTGCATCCGCGTCAGGAATCACAATTTCTACGATATCAACTGGCGTCGGTTCACCAACTAGAGTCACAAGTGACCCATCATCGGTGAAATCTTGTGTGTAGGTCTGGCAATCCCATGAACTGCGATCCCAGAGGTCAAAGATGGCTGTTCCGCCGTCTTTTCCTGGCATTGTTCCGCGCAGTACAGGCCATGCATTTGGATAAGCATCCTCAAGAGCGTCATTAAGGCGGTCTTGAATCGCTTCGAGCGAGCCGATAATCGACTTTTTCTTGGCCTTAATTGCCTTCTCATCGAGTTCAACGACGAGAGATTTGGAATCTGTCACGATTGCCTCCGGATTTGCAGGGATTGCGACGAATGCTCCGTTGAGAAGTTCGCGCTTGATGGTCTTAGAACCATCAGGATTTGTTGTCGTTTTGACCAAAAACGCGACTGAAACAGTGCGAATATGACCTTCATTGACAAGTGCACGGGTCTGTTGAGCAAGTTCTGTGCTCGCAAAAGTGCCTGAAACAGCGAGATTTCCATCCGCATTGATCGTTGGAACACCCGATCCGACTGTTGTAGCTACTGACATGCCGTGATCGATGTCCATTGTGATGTGATCAGGGAGTGGAAGTTCCCATTCGCTGGTTAAAAGTTCATCACCATCGCGATCCTCGCTTGGAGTCGACAGAATGATGTCAAAACCACCGTTAGGCGAATCAGATGTCGCCGCTTTGAATGCTACGTTGGTGAAAACCTTCTTAATCACATTACTCATGGGATTTTCCTTTCGTTAAGCGAGAAATTGCTTTCTCAGCTGCGATATCTACGAATTTCTGTGAGATACCGGCTGCTAAGAAGTTATCTATCGCCTTTTTGACCCCATCGACGTCTTTTTCACGTCCCAAAATGCCAGCAAGTGAGCGGAGTTGTTGCTCATCATCGCCTTCTGAATCATCTGAACCATCTGAAACTGGCTTGTCAGTTGGATTTTCCAATGCAGGAGTAATCAGATTTCCATTAATATCGACTGCCATCTTGCCTGAATCGCCAAGTGGAACGAGTGCAGCATTTGCATAAAGCAGGTCTGCAATCTTTCCAGCGTCATCGAGATCGAACATGAGACGTCCTTCAGCAGGCTTCATGATTCCTGAGGAGATCAATTTGGCTACTGACTCGGCGCGAGTTTCGAAATCTCCACGCAAAACATCATCAAGTGCGAATTTCACTTGAAGTTTGCCGGTGGTATCGAACTCGGGACGCAAGTGGAAGTCGAGAACTGACTCAACATCACAAAGTCGAGGCATCATCGTGTCGCGATACATCGAACGCATTTGTTCAGTGATGTTCGAGAAGGTTGCGCGATCGAGAATGTGAACGACTGGAGGTGGAACGTCATAAACCATGCAGACTTCCTGCATATTGAGTTTGCGACCTTCGATGTACTGCATTTCCTCCATGTTGAGTTGGATAATGCGAGCATCCATGCCGTCCTCGAGTACAGCCACGCGACCAGCGTTATCTGGACCCGAATTGAGTGCAGAAAATTGCGCTTGAAGTTTGGTCTGACCTTCTTTACTCAGGGATTTTCCTGAGGTTAGAAAGACCGATGGCCGAGCGCCCTTAGCCCACATCGATGCTTGAGCACGACGAGCTGCATCCTCATTGAGCAGAGTTGAGCGAAGTGGCTCAAGTCTGGACAGTCCACGAAGTTGCGTATCTGGGTTATAGCGTTGGAATGGAATTACATCATCGGCGTCGACTGTAAGGATTCCAGCGGATGCGACTCCAAGTGAAAAGATGTACTTAATCGACCCATCGACATCGCGCTTAACGACCGTGCGAGTTGGGTGCATCGGTACGAGTGCCTTTGGTGCGGCATCTGGACGTGGGCGAACTTTGAGAAGGTAAGCCTCACCGTAAATCTCATACGTTGACTGAACCCAGCGCCAAAATGAGTAAGGGCTGATTGTCAACGATGGAGAAGCGATCAGGCGTCCATAGGCGCTGTCATCAGCTGCAACTTTGCCTGAATCGGGAGACGTATCCCAAGTGCGAAGTGATAGGCGCGATGCCGAATTGGCGATTTTGTCTACAACAGTCGAGATTGATGGCTGTGTGCGATAGAGCAAACCGAATGCTGCATGCAGACCAGTGAGATCCAAACCGTCATTTGCATAGAAATATCCATTGGTGAGAACTGGAGTAGTCTCTGAAAAGAGCGAATCTGGAATTACTTGGCCATTCGAAACAAGCATCGCGGCCTCCTATGGCTTTTGAATGTAAGTAACGTTCCCCCGTGGAATAAACATTTCACCGTCTAATAGCATGCGAGTTCCATCAGATGTGACTCGATAACAGTCTGCAAGGCGCATAGTTTTTGAATCTGCATCGATAAATAGACCATCGATAGCGTTTCCATCGACGAGTGAGACGATGAATCGCTCTTTGAGCAAATCCTTTAGGACACGCTCTTTACGAAACTGCTTCAAGAATCCAGACATGTAACTCCCCCATTACAAGATCAGCAAATCTTTGGTTTCATAGATGCTCGGACCACTGGCCGACGATGACCAGAGCCAGAATGCCTCAGTTACTGCTACCAATGGCGCGATATCGACGGGTGACTTCTTACGATCCCAGACCCACGCATCACCAATTG